ATGGATAATAACGAACCTAAGTATTTACCCATTATTGGATACGGAGAAAATTTAATTGAGCCTTCCAAGAAAAAGTTTGGTAGTAACCCTCCAAAATTCCCTCAAACGTACAAAGAAGCTAGAACAAAAGTTCAAGAAGATTTAAAAAAACTAAGAAGCTCAATATCATCAATTCCACAAAATAAAAAAATGGATGAGGTAGTTGTCACTGTTAGGCTAAATGAAAAGTTTCTTGCAAAGTCATATACTCCAAATTCTCTATTTAAAGCATCCCATTTTGAAAATATCGGATCTCGAAGATGGAGAAAACAGCTAGATGATGAAAATGATGTTCTAAGTAAGATGCATTTTGTTAAGATCACCTCAAGCAGTCTTGATGCCCTTGAAAATGCACTTAGTAAAGAAGAAAGTGATTTAACAGGCAGTTTTAAAAAAGATGTTCAAAAACTTGAAGAACTTTCAATTTTACAAAAAAACGAAGTCATACAAGGGTTCGATCATGATTGGCAGGAAGGAACTGTTGAATTTGTTTTGCATCCATTCGGAAATGAAAACAAAGAAGTGATTGACAAATTTTCGAAGTTATTGAAAGAGAATGGGATTGATATGGATTCCCTTAGAATAAAAGAATATCACGAAGGTCCTATTTTTATTAGTGCTTTTGTCAAAAGGCAATTATTAAAAGAAGTAGCTGACTTCAATCCATTAAGAACTGTTCACCCTTTAAGAGTAAATTTGTTTCCGTCAACTAGAAGTTTTGACACAAATGAATTGCAGTTATTTCCGCCTAAGGGTGAGTATATCTCTCCTTTAAAAGTGGGTGTATTCGATGGTGGTATAGACGAAAGTAATCCTTTTTTGTCCAAATTTGCAAAAGAAAATGAATCGGTTGCATCTGGTCCTATCCTACCTGGAATAAAGCACGGCACTCAAGTTGCTGGAGTGATCTTATATGGAGATTTAAACCAGTATGATAATAACACACAATTAGAAGATCCTTTAGTGACGGTCGAGAGTTTTAGAGTGTTGCCGCAAAGCGACCCTAGAGACTTTGATTTATATGAGGCAATTAATTTAATTGAAACAGTAGTCCCTTCGCGAAAGGATATAGATGTATACAACCTATCCTTTGGTCCTATAGGTCCTATTATTGATGATGAAATAAGTAGATTTACATACTCGTTGGACAGACTTGCTTGGAATTATAGAAAGTTATTTGTTGTAGCTGTAGGAAATGACGGTGATAAGCCTTCTCCAATGAATAGGGTTCAAGCTCCTGCAGATCTAGTAAATGGTCTCGGTGTAGGTTCTTTTACTTACGATTATGGTAGCAAAGAAAAAGTTAGAGCTTTTTACAGTTGTATTGGCATGGGGAGAGAAGGATGCAAAGTAAAGCCAGATTTGGTCGCTTTTGGAGGGGATGATAAATTTCCAATACATCTTTTAGCATTGGATATGAATAAGAAGGAATTATCTGCAGGTACTAGCTTTTCATCCCCATTTATCGCAGGAAAGGCTGCAGAAATTATGGGAAGATGTAATCAATTCGATTCCTTGTCAGCACGAGCTCTATTGATACATTCTGCTATTCATCCTGAGAAAGTTGATGACGAAATAGGGTATGGATTTTTAAATAAAAATGTTGATGATATCCTAGGGTGTGACGAGAATAAAGTAACCATTGTCTACTCAGCATCTATTAATCCTAAGGCCGTTGCGAAATTATTAATTCCAGTACCCTTAAATTCAAATTTAAAAGGGGAAATTTCCTTATCTTGGACTTTTGCAACGTTATCCAAAGCAAATGCATTACACGCAGAAGATTACACTGAATCAGCTATTGAACATACATTTTATCCACACTCCAAAAAATTTTCGTTTAGCAAAAAAGGTAAAAGTAAAATTTTACATATAGAGAAAGATGCAGATAAGATCAAAGAATTACTCAGGGAGGGTTGGCAACAGAGTCTACAGCCTGTATCTAGTTCTCCACACCAATACCAAACAGAATTGGCTAGGCGCGGAGAATTAAAATGGGATACTGTAGTTAAGAATTGGAAGAAGATGCGAAGTTCTTCTTTAGAGCAACCTTTCCTTTTACTTCATGGAATGGGTAGAAACGGTAGTAGTTATGATCGAATGGATTATTCCGCAGTTATAACAATTCATGCTCCAAAATATGCTGGGAACTTGTATGAAGACATCTTAAATGAATATAAGGTATTGCAGCCAGTTTCTATACGATCAAGAAACCAAGTGTTATTAAGAGTTTAGTATAATTATAGCGTGATGCCCTTCTAACCTATATTTGAAGGGTTTTTATGTTCAACAAACTGTCAAAAAGATGAGACAGTGATGAATAACAATTGACAGGTTGAGTTTATAAAAAGCTAAGCCCTCTTCCAAGAGGGCTCATTACTTTAATAATGATTCTAGCTTTGCCTTTGTCTTCGGACCATAAATGCCGTCTGCTGTGTGCCCATGCATCAACTGGAACCGCTTGACCGCATTCGCTGTTTTTGGCCCATAGTAGCCATCAATTCCGTTATTTTTTGCGCCTTTGTCCGGGTAGAAATACACAGCAGCCAGAGCTTCCTGCAATGCTTTTACTCCAGCGCCCTTTGTCAAAGGCTTGGTTACTTTAATAATGCCAGATGGTAAGTTAAATGACTTTTTAGACGTGCTTTTCTTTGGCTTGGATGATGTATTTTTGAAAGGTGTCGCTTTCGTCGGCTTCGCTGTTGCCTTTTTACTCGTATGAGCGGTTGCAATACATGCCTTGAAGCTGTTCCAGCGATTAAGCAGCTTTCGTGGACATTGTTTCCCACTCCATCTCTTATGAGGCACAACATTGGCTAATGGAATGCCTTGTTCTGTCATCAGCTTACGAATGAGCCATTGAGCATTTTCAACCGATTTTTCAAAATTTCCGTCTTCATTTTCACAAATCTCAATTCCAATTGACTTCATGTTTCCGGTTCCTCGGCCATCTCCTGCATGCCATCCGTTTTCATTTAACGGCAGATGTTGATAGATGCGATTTTCATCCACCGTATAGTGCCAGCTTACACCTGTACTAGATCGTTTCACAAACGATGCGTGACTCGCTGCGTTTGCCCCTTTTGCTGTGTTAGCTGTGTTATGAACCGTAATATATAAAGGTTTCATATAGTTGCCAGGACGGTTCTTGTTGCTTTTCGGAATAAAATCTTTAATGATTTTTACCTTGAGCTGAGTCGGATCGCCGCCAAGATCAATAACAATGGCTTCTTGTTCAGTTTTGTTCATGCCCTTCAGTTCTGTTTCCCTCTTCTAGATCTTCAATAGTACAGTCATCAAATGACATTGCTTGTTTAACCATTGAAGTTTTTGTTGGGTATTGTTTTATGTTCTCAACACGACAAAGGAAAGAGAAAACAAGCTCAATGAACAAATCGAAGCGCAAAATGAAGTGTTAGCAAAGTTTAGTGAAAAGTATGATGTCGTTATCGACAAGCTCGATAAAATTGAACGGAATTTAAAATAGGAGGGAACATTTATGAAAAACTTCGCATCCTTCAGGAACCCATGAGCCGCTTTCTCAATTTCTTCTGGTGTCATAAAGTCTCCATGTGCATCAGCTACGTTTGGTTCGTATACAATTCCATACACAAGACGTTGCACATCATCAGCCTTCGCAATGACTTTGATCTCTTTTTGAAAGTCTGGCTGTTTTTCTGACTTCATAAAAAAGAACTGCTTTTGATTAGTAGCCTTGTCCACGTATGAAACGTGTGTGATCTTTGCATTTATTAATTCCCTTGGCATATGTTCACCCCCTTTCAAAGAAAAAACTGTCTTTTAATCAGACAGTTTTTCACCACTCATATAATAATCGCCAGTAATTTTTTGCAGCTGTTTAATTAACTTAATTACTGATGAACAGTATCTCATAGCTTCCTTATAATCAAGAAACACTGCATGTGGGTTTTTAACAATATCATTTCTTAGACTCCATAAGCCCAAAATGTTATTAGCCATATTCTGAGAAATATGTTCTTTGTACAGAAGATCTCTCACTATTTCAGGTATATCTCTTAAGTTATTCTCGCTTAATCTAACTACTACATACCTTAATTCTGCCTCAAGCTCCAGCCAAGCTGTATAAACAGCTTCCTCAGGAGACTTTTTTGCCAAACGCTCATAATGCTTTACATATCCAACATCCAGTCCGTTTGTTTCAGCATTATTATGACTATTTTTATTGGGGGCACTTTCATGTTGCTCATCTTCTTTTACATCTTCATTTTGCTCAATTTCATCTAAAGTTTTTGCAAAATCAAGATGAAGAATATCTTTATATTTAAAACTCAACAAATTACCAACTCTACTAAGAATTACTGTTATAGGTTGTTTTAAAATCAAAACCACTATAATAGTTGCTAACGAACCTGAAGTAAGTATTGAAGAAAAGAACTCAAGCCAACTCATATTTCCCCTCATTCCCAAAGTAATGAGGATATTATACTATTTCATTCCATGTTTTGTAAGACTCTTCTTCTAATCTCTTCTTTTTCCTCAGCTGACAAACCTAAAATGACAGGATCAACCGCACAATGACAGTTTACTCGCTCTTTTGGTGTGAGCTGTGTATCCCTCGGAAACATGCACCGCTCTCCGCTACCTGGTATTTCAAATTCTTCATCGAGAGGGATGATCGTTCCATCGAGTTGCACATGACTTTCTCTTGACTGATTCTTCTTCCCTCCGCTGTGCTTCCACTTCTTCCCCGTCACAGCTGGAGATTGAACATAGGATTCGTGTTGCGCAACAGAAGAAGAGGTCAACACCTCTGTAATGGCTGTCACACGTGCTCGCTTGCGGCTGAATTCAGGAAGGTCCTTCAGCTCCAGTTCAATCTCCTGGATAGAGCGGCCTTCTTTTATGCCATCTTTCAGCGTTTGCTCTATGGCTGTATGAGTATTCAGCTTCATCAGCTGCGCCAACTCCTGTGACCATGATTCAATCCACTGTTCAGTTTTCTCAGAAAGCACCTTGAATGGTATATCAGCATCGATGGAATGCATGATCTTCTCAGCCAGCTGCGTGACTGTCAGCGTCAAGAAAATGGCCGTTTCTTTTCCAAATAGCTCCGCAAATTCATCAGCTGCAAACAAGTCATTTTGAAAGAACGTTAGAATTGATTCTAACGTCTCCGAATCGTCCTTGGATAAAAACCATTCAGTGCATTCAAAAACGTCCTGCGTTGCAATCTGAGAAGTTTTGAGGTGGTTTTCTCATACTCTTCCACCAAAGAGGGAACGTCCTTCAGTTCAGGGAAGTCTGCTACAGCTGCTTCAAGTTCCTTAACCTCATCCTCTTCCGCTTTTTGCACAAAGGTATTGATGTTTTTTATCAGCTGATCCACTTTGCTCATTTGCGGATCTCCTCTAGTTCATCCCTAAGGTCTTTGAGGATTGATACCAATTCATTCTGAGCACCTGCTGACTTCTGAAAAACCGTATCAAGCAAGCTAGTTGATGCCTTTGGCTTCGCCTCAATTGGTCGGTGATATTCTTCCTCTGGCCATTCTTCAAGTGTCTTACCAAGAATACGACCAGCTAGATCACGCAGGTCGTTTGGCGAAACCGCTCCTGCTTGAATGAAAGGTGTAAGAACCTTTGCGATTTCAAGCGGATCACGAAAGTCAGGACCATTCAAAATGAGCCGCACATGCCAGAGATCAAGATCAGGAAGAAAGAGTGTATTGAGCTTGCCTGTGATGATCATTCTTTCTGGCTGAAATACCTGTTCCTCTGTCGTCTTTCGAGCGGTGTCAGCTGTGGCCTTGTTATAATCCTGTGATTCGCCAGTGTAGATCGGCGGCAGACGGAAAGAAGAACGTATCTTGTTTCTCGTCTTCTCGTCATATTCAAGGAATAGCGCATCCTCCTGAAGAATCTCGGCCAGTGATTTTATTTCAACTTTCACAGGTGCTGGGTCTTCGTCATTACTTACTTCGTCTTTTTTCTTTTTCGGAATCCCTTCGACTTCAAGCAAAAGGAATTTATGTGCATTGTCTGAACCTTCGATCCCATTCATGTACTCTTGCAGCTGTTCATAGGATGCTTCAGACAGCATCCCATTTTCCACTGTGATGGCTGCTGGCACATGCCGCCCCTGCTTAAAGTACAGATAGTTCAACTCTTCAGCTTTGCGGGCTCCATACATATTGACGATGTTACCAATCCAACGAGGAACACCATATGTACCGCTGCCAATCTTGAAGTGAATGACTTCGCTTGCTACAAGTTCAGGGGGAGTTTTTTCGCTATATTCTCCCGTAGAAGCGTTCATTGTCCTTGGATCTCCGTATTCCTTAAAGAAAACTTTTTTAGTGTTGACCTGCTGCACATACTTTCTGAACCGCTTCATTCTTTTGAGAGATTTGACTTGACCATGATCTGTATATTTAAAGTCGATCTCGACAGGATCACCTATCTTACATATTCGCATGTGTTGAGCATCTAAATATTCAATCCCTGCTGGTTGCCCTGTGCCATTACGTAACACTTCAAGAAAGCCATTCCCTGTCCGCTCCCGATCTTCTATCACATACCCTAGAACCACTTCGGCTGATTCATCATAGTTCATGTATCGGACAAGCTCCTCAAGCCTCGTCCATTCTTTTTCAGCAGCGGATTTTTTTGCTTCTGGTGCATCCTCAGCGTTAAAGTCGAAAGTGTATTCAACTCCCAATCCGAAACCAAGAATATTCGTTTTATACGCATCGATGCATTGCTGAAGAATGGTAGAATACTCAGCTATTTGTTTGAGCTCTGTGATATTGTACGGTGGCTCGATAACGTCATCAGCCTCATAATTAAAGCCATCATCATGAATTTGTTTAGTAGTTTGAGAGATGTCTGCTTTAAACACAGTAGCTTTCACGTGTTTTGTCATAGCCTTCTCATCGACCTCCTTTCTCTGTTAGGGCGTTTCCGCTCTTTAGGCTGCTCTTTCAGATCGGTGACCTCATAGTCATCAAGCGCATACCAGATGGCCGATAAGGTATGAGGATCAATCTTAAACTCGTCTTCTATGATGTTACCGTTCTTGTCTGTCTTATATGTGAGCGGCTGAAGCTCATAGATCGTGTTTTTACATGAATCGGAACATATGATTTTCTTAAACCGCTTGATCTTCTTGGTGTACTGCAAGCGTGATCCTTGGAACTTATGAGCGGCCACCATGTTGTATCCCATCTTGCGGAAATATGCGATGGTTTTCGGTTCAGCTGCATCCGCTTTGATCAGCTCTTTTGTTTTTGTAAATTCGATGAGCTCTTGTACAGTTTCATCATCGGTTGTGCCCTTTTGATAATACTCCCAATAGATATATAGATATTTCTTCTCGTGATCGACGGCCAGTCGAATCAAAGCGTTATATGACTCTACGAAACCAAAGTCCATTCCCGCTCTAAGCAAAGGCCGATTGATATTTGAGATGGCCAGCATCACATCTTCATGTGGCTGCACCTCGAATTGAGGAAGAACACGAATTCCGTTAATGCCAAAATGACCTTTTCGGGCTATGCGATAAAGGTCTGGATCGTATTCCTTTAGTTCGTCCAGCTGCTTGATGTAACTGACCGGAAGAAACAAGTTATCTTCAGCTGTAGAATGATGATAGTACGTATTATTGATAGCGATGGTGCGTTCTTTGTATAAAGTCTCGTCATCCAGGATAAATCGGTTGTTCTGATCATCCTTAAAGAAATGTCTGTACGTCCAATTATCCTGCCCGACAGGGTTCGTTGATAGGATCATGTGCAGCTGTAACGTTGGATGACGCAAACGACCAAGCAGCTCCTTGAATCCCTCGTACTTCACTTCTGAACATTCCTCAATCCAAATGATTGAGATGTTGTTGATCGACTTCAGCTTGGCAGGCTTGTCCAGACCTTTGAATATGATCCGTCTCCCATTGTGGAATTTAAGCATGAGCGGTGATGTCCGGCATTGAATGACATGATCAAGTCCAAGATCATTCACGATCTCTTCAAATAAAGAGAAAGTCGAATCTCTATGTGTGTCATAGACTTCACGAATCACAAGGGCTGTTCTCTTTTCATCAAGCAATTTTAAAATGAGTTTCAAGGCAATGTGATAGCTTTTAGATGATCCATAACCACCCACTAGGAACTGAAACTTCTGATCCCAGTCAAAGAGAAAATCTTCAAAGTGTGGATTGACTTCCTTCTCCATCAGTTGCATCAGCCATCACCTTTTTTCTTTGCTCTCTTTATAGTAATTTGAACCGAATCATCGACAGGTCGAGCGGTGATCCGCTCCAGCTCTGCCTCTCTCGTTCGGTTTGCAAGATCAAGACCTCTGAGTCTCAATTCATGCTCTGACATAGTTTTCATTATTTCAGCCTTCTTCACACTGGCTCTATCACGTTGTACTGTCACACGTGTCAGAGCTTCTTCAATGCTCAATATCTTATCTAGCAGCGGTGAGTCTGTCTCCTTGATCTGGACCACTGCTAGACGTTCATTAGTTATTGGAACAGCTTTAATCAGCCCATTCTTATCCGGAGCTTGAACAACGTCTTTCATTTTCCGCATTAGCTGCAAGACTGTCCGCTGCTTATCAGTCAATCCTTTCTCATACTTATTGATTAAGCGCATCATTCTTGTTTCACGAACGCTCAATAATCGTATTGATAGATCAATTTGGTACAAAGGATCAGTCTCAATCTCAGTAAAAAGCTTCTGCTCCTTTTCATCCATGTACTCAAACAT